TAGACTCGAAATTGACAACGGATCAACTGGTCTTAAATTTAACGATGGTGCAAATACATACACTGTTTGGCATGCCGGCAACGACGGCGCAGGCAGTGGACTAAATGCAGACGAGTTAGATGGTCTTAGTAGTGGAAGTTTCATACGTAGCGATGCTAATGATAGTTTCAGTGGAACAATCACTGGTGCCGGTACTATTAATATTACTGGTAATATTACTGCTAATTCCTTTACAGGTGATGGTAGTGGCTTAACAGGTATTAGTGCTGATGATGCTAATACACTAGATGGACTTGATAGCACAGCATTCTTGAGAACAAATGGTGCTCATACATCAACTGCAACACAGATATTCTCAAACAGTGGTACAGCATTCCGTGGTACACAAGGTACAATGGGCGACAACGATCAATGGAGATTTGGTGGCGCAGCGACTGGGTCAAACGCAGGTTATTTAGAAGTTGCAACAGGAGACGATGGCACAGAACCGCACTATCACAGACAGTACACTGGAGTGTTTAGTTCACTAACAAGAACTGCAACTATTTTAAATGGCAGTGGTAATACACTATTCCCGGGCGAAGTTACAGCGTACTCATCGGATGCTAGACTTAAAACCAATGTAGAAAACATTCCAAATGCACTTGACAAAGTCAAAGCATTAAATGGTGTTCTTTATAACTGGACAGCTGAAGGCCACAAGTGGGGACTAGATGTTGATACTGAAAAGCGTGAAGTTGGTTTACTTGCACAAGAAGTTCAAGCAGTACTACCAGAAGCAGTTGCTCCGGCGCCGTTTGACTTAGACGACGATGGCAACAGTAGAAGTGGTGAAGATTACTTAACTGTTAAGTATGAGCGTATTGCTCCAGTTCTAATTGAAGCAATCAAAGAACAACAGAAAGAAATCGACGAGTTAAAAGCAATGGTGCAAAAACTACTAGATAAATAATAGGGTAGCCAATTTATTGGCTATCTTTCATTGACACAAAGTAAATAGTGTGTTATTGTATAATAATAAATAGGATTCGTAATGGCATTACCAGCAACAGGCAGTACAATATCAATGAGTGATATCCGCAATTACTTTGTTGGCGGAGGCTTTGCGAGTAGCTATACTATTAGTGTATTAGGAACATATATCGGTGTTAGTGCAGGTACTACTATTAGTATGAGCAGCACATTTGGCGGATACTATTTTCCAATTTTACCTTAAGGAACACACAATGAAAACACTATACGAAATTTTAAATGTAGATCTAGCACAAGAATATACCAAGGCACGTAAACTTGCAAAACTTGCTACATTAGATGCTGGCGATCTTACAGCAGAAGTAGAAACTGCAATTAACGAAATGGACATTCCAAATGACGATGACAGATTGCACTGGATTCAAAAACTTGGAAGAGCAGCAGGTGCAGACTTGCTTACACTTGGAAAAGTGCAGCCAGAAAACATGATTAAAATGGCAAGTTTATCAGCTGACGACTTTCAAGAGTGCGTAAAAGTTGCAACAGGTTCTGCACGTGATTGGAATCAATTAACAATTGGTGCTGAAAAAGATCTTAATCAGGAAACAATTCCAAACACAATGCTCTAATGCAATTAAGTATTTGTGTCCCAGCAGGCGACAAAGTCCACACAGTATTTGCAAAAAGTTTAGCAAATCTAACTAGTCGCTTGACAAAATTATCAATAGACTGGAACTTGCACATTGTAAGTAGCAGTGTAGTTTGTGAATCACGTACTCAGTTAGCAAAAGAAGCACTGGACAGCAATGCTACACATTTACTATGGTTAGACAGTGATATGTACTTTCCAGCAAGTGTTGTATTAGATCTGTTATCTCATAAAAAAGATATTGTTGCTGCAACATATAGCACAAGATACGCTCCGTATCGTACTGTTGCATTTACAAATCCAAATGATACAAACGAAAGACTTGATATTAGTAATGGGTTGCATAAAGTTTGGGCAGTAGGTATGGGTTGTATGTTAGTCACACGACAAGTATTTGAAGATTTACCCAAGCCCTGGTTTGCACACGAATATAATAAAACTTTAGATACACACAGCGGCGAGGATATATACTTTTGTAATCAAGCAATGCACCACGGTTATGAAGTATACGTTGATGCAGATATTAAACTTGCACACATAGGAATAAAGGCTAATCAATTATGAAAGCAATAGATAGATTCGAACGTTTTGGTAATCCAATGCACAACGGGCAGGATTATTTAAAAAATCATATCTTTGAAAGATATCCAGTTATACACAACAAAACTGAAATATCAGAGTGGCAAGACCGCAGTAAGTATGTCTGGCTAGTAGATCCAACTTTAAAAGTATACGATAGCTTTCCTTGGTTTTACAGACCAAATAAAAATGACGATGTTGCAATACATGCATTTCCTTATGTGTTTGAAAAAAGTCGAGATGTAAAGTCCTGGGACATGGTACAACTAGTTCCAACGCAGCCTGGTGATTACGAAATTAAAAAACATGCACATATCTGTGGACATTACGATCCTACAATGGGAACAGGCAAGTTTGAAATATTTTATATTGGCAAAGACAAAACTGTTTTAAATAAATTAATTGAAAGAAATTTTGATGTACAAGTAGTTGATAATATTACACAAGCCAATGAGCGAAGTTTTACAGATATGTTTTGGGTAGTATACGACGATACTATGATTAGAGATACATTTAAATTTAGCTATGTACCAGACGAGTGGAGTTATGATATTCCGCATGTATTTGGAAACGGAGACATTGATCAGTTAGACGGCATTGTACTATTACCAAAAAAATATAATGCTACTGACAAAGAAGTAAAGCATAGATTTTTTGTAAATAAAAAAGAAGTACGTATTATGGCAAGTAATCCAAAGCCATATGATATTTTTCAAATAAACAATTATAATGATTATTTAGAAGCCATCGAAAAAACTACTACAGATATGTTTTGGGGTTATAACAATCAAATTATTATACACAGCGATTTTAATTTTGATTATTATATTAGTCATCACAGTAGTGATAAAAAATCTAACCATGCATGGCTAAATGGAAATAATTATAATGGTGTGTTTTTGTTTAGTAAAACCAAACCTGTATCAGAAGAAGAAATACTTTTTAGAGATATAAAAGAAAAAATTGAACACAACACAATTGCAAGTATGCCTAAAGATTTTGAAAAGTTTAAGATAGATACATACGACGAATATAAAAATGCATTAGATGTTTGCAGCAGTGATATGTTTTGGGTTATACCAAATGATGTAGAAGTTGCTGAAGATTTTACATGGGACAAATACTTTCACGATCAAGAATCATTTGATATGAAAACCAATCATGTGTTTCTCAATGGTGAATCATATGACGGTATTGTACTAATGTGTGCAAAAGCAGAAATCACAGAAAAAGAATTTGAACACAGATTTTATGTAAACAAAAAAGAACACAAAATTGTAGCAAGTACTCCAAAGCCTTATCAGAAATTTACTATTGACAGTTATGAAGATTATACCGAAGCACTATATAATTGCAATACAGAAATGTTTTGGAGTGTACCAAGTGATGTAGAAGTTGCTGAAGATTTTGATTTCAATTTGTACTTTGATCATCATAATACATATGACAGAAATATAAATCATGTATTTCTAAATGGCGAAAACTATGACGGTATTGTGCTGTTTAGTAAAAACGTTCTAGTAAGTGAAAAAGAAATTGAGCATAGATTTTTAATTAAAAAGAAAGAACACGAAGTTGTAGCAAGTACACCTAAACCTTATCCTATCTATACAGTAAACAATTACCAAGATTATTTAAATGCAAAAAAAGATTGCAACTATGATTTATTTTGGATGGTAAATGATAGTTTCTTACCTGTAGACAATTTTGACTGGAACTTTAATATTACGCATCATAATCAATATGAACGTAAAATTAATCATGTATGGAAAAATGGAGACTACTTTGACGGCATTGCTCTTACTAATAAAAAATTAAATATTAGTCAACGTGAAATTGATTATAGATTCTTTGTCACTAAAAAAGAATATAAAGAAATAGGCAGTATGCCCAAGCCTTATGATATTGTCTTTATTAGTAATGGCGAACCTAATGCAGATGATAATTTTGATTTATTAAGCGAAACGTTTCCAAGAGCAAAACGAGTTATGGATATCAAAGGCATTCATGCAGCACATAAACGTGCAGCTGAGTTAGTTGAAACAGACATGTTCTGGGTAGTTGACGGTGATGCAGAAATAATTGACGGATTTGATTTTAATTATTATGTACCTGCTTATGACATTGATGGTAAAGATACTGTACATGTATGGAGAAGTTTAAATCCAATTAACGGACTTGTTTACGGATACGGCGGTGTTAAATTATTACCCACTAATCTAACTAGAAACTTAGATCAAACTACTACTGACATGACAACAAGTATTAGTGATAAGTTTAAAGGTATAGAAGAAATGAGCAACACAAGTGTATTCAACACAGATTCTTTTAGTGCATGGCGCAGTGGATTTAGAGAATGTGCAAAACTTTCAAGTAGAACTATTGCTAGACAAAAAGACGACGAAACAGAATTTAGATTAGATGCATGGTGTACTCGAGGCGCCGATAAACCATTTGGCAAAGCAGCTATTGCTGGAGCAAAAGCAGGCAGAGCTTTTGGAGAAGACAACAAAGACAATGCACAAGAGTTGGTAAAAATTAATGATTTTGAATGGTTAAAAGATGAATTTAAGAAATTATATCAATAACTTGTAAAACAGTTTTTAGTTTATTTTGATTAATTTTACTTCTAAGTGTATTTTGTAAACCGTGATGTAATGGCTTTGGCCATGAGCCAAAATTTACCCATGCATATCCGTCGTGTTCTGAATTTAATTGTGGAATAAATTCTTTTTCTATTACACATAGATATGTGTGAAAATGAAAGTGCTCGTCGCTACTAATAAAAGTTTCTAATGGTATAGTTTTTTTAATATCGGGCACATGTCCTATTTCTTCAGAAATTTCACGTTGCAACCCTTCCCAAGGAGTTTCTTCGCCCTCATTAGTTCCGCCAACTAATCCCCAGAGATTCTTTGCTTTACTTTGTGTTCTATGAAGAAATAAAAATCTTTTTGTCTGTAGTGAATAAAACAAAGCACCGCTACATATAATACTATTCATAAAAATAGTTATCTTACAGTGTTATACTCCATGTGCCTCTTGGATAATATCCGTCTATTGCAGTTTGCCAATAATAATTATTCCAGTAGTATTGTTGTCCAGTTGTTATATTTGTGACATATGTAGTTTCGTTATTGGTACTACCGTCCCAAATAATATCCCATTTAGATCCGTCCCACTCAACTATATCATTTGCATCTGCAACAAAATCGCTATTATCTGCATTCTTCCACGCTGCTGCACCGTCTTCATTTAAATTTAAAATATACTTGACTTCGTCGCCTGCATTGTAAGGAACATCTAATGTAATTAAGAATTTATCACCTGCATTAGAACCTGTTGCTTCTACAGCTAATCCGTTTACATAAACATTAAAACTTGTGACTGTTTCGTCGCCAATACGATCTCCAAGAGAACTTGATAAAATATTAAAGTCTAAATCGGTATGGATTTTGTTATCACTGTATGTTGCTTCAAAAGTTCTATCAACTTTAAATCCTAATGGCCCTAATAATATTATACGTGTGCCAACTGTCTTTACACTACTAGGATTAAAATCAATCGGATTAACAATATAATCTATTGTTCCGTCAGTTTTAGTTGGTCCTTCTATTAGAGTATTACTAGGTAAAGTATCTGTATCCCAAACTATTTCTATAGTAAAATCATCGCCTGATTTAAGTGCAAACGTTCCTACAACTTCGGTATTTAATTCTGCTCTACGAATTCTAATTTGACTTATTCCTGGTTGAAATCTTGCAGGTAGTTCAGCTTCTAATATATTCAGCCAATTTACTTCGCCTACACGCAATTTTCGATTCAATGCAAGCTGTGCAGTTTCTTCTTGTACAATAATATCAAAGTTTCTATAACTTGTCACAAGAGGGTTGTTAAGATCCAGTCGTCCGTTTCCAACACTTGCACTACCGTTGGTCACAATTGACCCGTCTGGTAGTACAGTTGTACCACTTACTGCGCCTTGATCTGAATCTGTAGGAGGATTAAATCCTTCTAAACTAACTGTGCCTTGTTCTGTGTTGAATACACTTGTTATAATATCTGTAATAATTCCTAGTTTTTTAACTTTAGTCGGTGGCGAAATGTATATAGGTGCAGTAAAGCCAATTGTAGCAACATCAATATCATCTTGTGTTCCTACCGGTATACTTCTACTACTAAAATTTATATCTTCTAAATACAGCGTTGTTAAACTTGTCCAATCAACATAGTTGTCTGTTGTTTGAAATTCCAAGTCTGGGTTGAACAGCATAAAGATTTGTTCTAGTATTTGTAGCTTTTGCTCAGTGCTGGTGCTCCAAACATCTATGTTTATTGCCAGAGTATAAGGAGTAGGATGCAATCTTTCAACAGTATAACCCTTGGCTTGTTGAGATATATAGCTGTTAGTATCGCTGTCAAATTCTTTTTCACGTAAGTTTATTTTACTAACAAAACTACTATCACTAAGTCTTGCTCTGTCCATTTGTAAACTAGTAATATAAACACCAATACGTGGAGCACTTGGCAGCTTGTTTTCTGAATTTTCTCTTATAATACTACCGACTTGTCTTGTAATATCTCCATACATGCACGGAACTCTTGTTAAATCGCCATCGCCGTCTTGATAACTAAAGTTGCTAAACACTCTAATTATTTGCGTAAGGTATCTACGTATTTGTCCATCATAAAAAAACTGCATTAATTACTTGCCTTTGCTCTCAGTGCTTTACTTAAAGCCTGTCTTTCAATTACTTCTTCACCACCAATTGTACTTACAGTAGTATTGTTAATAAATGTGCCTTTTAGGGTATCTCTATTATCGTCTGGTGTCATTGATGTTCTTACAGAGTCTTCTATTTTACTCCAGGTATTTCCATCGTATCTAAACAATCTATTTGGAAGTAAATCAACTCTTAAAAAATAATCACCTACGGCTGCACCTGCAGGAAATCCACTGCCTTGGCTGTATGGAGCACCGTTAGGCGGTATACCATCACCAACTAAGTATCCCAGATACCCGTTGCCATCAGGTGTGACAAAAACTGTATCACTGGTTATAGTACCGTCAACTAGTAAGTCTTGGTAGTCTGCACTAACAATTGCAACTTCGCCTCTTTCATTAACACTAAGTGTATAGAATTGTATAGTACTATAACCACTTTGATTTGCATAACTTTCAGCTTGTGCAATTACTGCATCATTGATTTGCATTTCCTTTTCATATGTACTCAATACATCTCGAAGTGTATTTCCAGCTTCGTCTCCTGCATCTAAATCAAGTATATCTTTGTATTCTTGTGAATCCATTATTTGTTTTACTCTAACTCTATATAAATGCGGATACCATGTTTGACTAAAGCCTTCTGCTGCTCTTGTCACTTCATCAACTACATAAAATCTTTTTAATGCTACACTATAATCGTTTGCTGCATATTCGTCAATCAAATGAGGTAATTCAAATACATCACCTGGCATAATTTTTCTACCTAGTGTTTTGACACTAGAATTAATATGCATTGTCATAAACAATGTATCATTTTGTAAAAATAAACCAAACTGACTTAAATCAAAGTCTTGATCTTGTACATTATAGTGTGCTCTTACATTATAGATATCGGGATCGTATTTTCTATCTCGGTTTTCTAAAAACAATAAATCTTGTATATTAGTTTCTGCTACAGCATCATATGCTGGTTGTTCGGAAGTGGCCTCATCGGCACTTACAGATTTGGGTCCTAAATACTTGTGTATTAGTAAATCTGTTCCTCCCACTGTGAATTGTTCGTAGATTATCTTATCTAAGAAAAAGTAATCGTTTGACCTCTCCGGCCTATATAGACTTAAACGTGGCATACATATATTTATGATAAATACTGTATGGAGAACTTTGATGGTAGACAGCAACTTAGCAACACAAAAACAACAGGTATTTGATTATGTAAACGCAATGTTAGGCGGAGGCATGGTTGATGTCGAGCTTGATCCAATTCATTATGAAACAGCGTTAACTAAATCATTAACCAAATATAGACAACGTAGTGAAAACAGTGTAGAAGAAAGTTATGTCACTATAAAACTAAACCAAGATCAGAATGTTTATACCTTGCCTCAAGAAATTATTGAAGTAAGAAAAATTCATAGACGCAACGTTGGTAGTAGACTCGGCGGGCTCGGAGGCAGCGGAGGCGGTAATCCAATTTCTACACAGACTATTACTGCTACTGCTGGACAAACAGAATTAAATGTAAATTATAATTTATTATCAGTTGCTACAATCAGAGTTGAGATAAACGGAGTTGCTACTTCTGATTTCACTACCGATAGTGGACAAAATAACATAACATTGATAAATCCGTTAAATGCTGGAGATGTTGTAGGAATAAAACTTTTTCCAGAAGGTGAAAATACTGGCGGCAGTTTGTTTGAGCCATTTAATCTAGCATACACAAACACTTATTTGTTAGCAGGTTCGGGCATAGGCGGATTAGCAACTTATGATTTCTTTGCACAACAACAAGAATTAGTAGGACGTATGTTTGGTAGTTTTATAGAGTTTACATGGAACCCTGCTACAAGTAAATTAACCATACTTCAACGCCCGCGATCAGAAGAAGAAGTTATGTTGTTTTGTTATAATTATCGTCCTGATGATCAATTATTAAAAGATTACAAGTCACAGCAGTGGATCAAAGATTATACACTTGCTAGTTGTAAATACATGCTAGGCGAAGCACGTAGTAAGTTTGCTACTATTGCTGGCCCAGGCGGTGGAACATCGTTAAACGGCGATACTCTAAAGAACGAAGCAATGCAAGAGATGGAAAAGCTAGAAGCAGATTTATCTATGGCTGTAGCAGGCGGTACAGGGTATGGATTCTTAATTGGATAAAATAAAAAAAGTTATTGCTGGCGGTTGTAGCTTTACAGCAGGCTCAGAATTAAAAGATTGGGATGCACAACAGCCTAACATAGGAATTTTAAGACCTCGTAGTGATTTTACATGGGCTAATTGGCTACAGAAAAAAATATACAAAAACGCAACTGTAGACAACACAGCTATTCCTGGTAGCGACTACGGCGGATGTGTTAGGCGTGTAATTTTTCAAACTAACAAAATGTTAAAAATATATAAACCTGATGAAATAGTTGTTTGTATTATGTGGACAAGTATTTTACGTAGGGAATATCCAAGAGTATCTCCAATTGATACAGAAACACTTAACGACGACGAAGATAGATTTTTTAGTTCGCTTCCTTCAGATGGAGACGGTTTAAAGAGTTATTGGTCAATTAGATCAGGAATAGAACGCAGACAATATATTTCCGACGAGCATTTAGCTCGAACACTTATTGAGTTTTATACAAGACGTGCAACTGCGGATAATCATATATATTATCCTTTACAACAATTAGAATATCTTACCAGTTGGTTAAAAATGCACAATGTTAAATTTTATTACACATGCGCTTTTAATGATTTATTAAGTCTTGAACATCATCAGCCTAATGTGTTTTATGAAGATATGAAACAAAGATTAGATTTAAAAAATATTGTGCATACAGAAGACAATCAAGGTTTCTATGACTGGGCCAAAAAACACAATTACAAATGTGGAGAAACAGACCATCCATTAGAAGCAGCACAAGAAAAATGGGCTGATTTATTTTCTAAATACATAGTTGACAAAAACAAAACTATATAGTATAGTTAGTGTATGCGTAAGAAAAAGTTATTAGTAATAGGACACGGCCGCCACGGTAAAGATACTGTGTGCGAGATCCTACGAGACAAATACAACTATACATTTGAAAGCAGCAGCAAGTTTTGCTCAAAGTTGTTCATCTACAATGATCTAAAAGACAAGTATGGATACGCCGATGAAGATGAGTGTTATGCTGACAGACATAATCACAGAGCAGAATGGTATAATGCTATCTGCGATTATAATGTTCCTGATGCAGCGACTCTAGGTAGAGAAATGTTTGCTGCTTACGATATCTATTGTGGGCTACGCAACAAGCGTGAATTCTTTGCAATGCAAAATACTGGAGTGTTTGATTATTGTATTTGGGTTGATAGATCAGATCATTTGCCTAGCGAGTCTAAAGACAGCATGAGCCTAGAACATTGGATGGCAGATTTTACAATTGATAACAATGGAACATTGGATGATCTTTGGTTTAATATTGAACAGCTAATAACACATTTGCATAGATAACTACGCACTTAACCCCTTAAAAAGCCCGTTTTCCACCAGATCTGCTAAATAATACTATAATAGCAATGTTTAGGAGAACAACAATGGCATTAACATCACCAGGTGTAGAAGTCCAGGTTATTGACGAGAGTTTTTATACTCCAGCAGAACCGGGTACAGTACCTATTATATTTGTCGCTACAGGCGAGAATAAATTAAATGGTGCCGGAACAGGAATTGCTCCTGGTACCACTAAAGCAAATGCTGGAAAACCTTACCTACTTACTTCACAGCGTGAACTTGTAGATACTTTTGGTGATCCATCATTTTATGTTGATAATAACAACAACCCAATCCACGGCGGGGAACAAAACGAATATGGTCTTCAGGCAGCATATTCTTACTTAGGTGTAAGCAATAGAGCATACGTAGTACGTGCAGATGTCGATCTCAATGCAATCAATGCAAGTGCAACTGCAACTACTGCTAATCCAGCAGATGGAACATATTGGTTAGATACTGCTAACAGCAGATACGGAATTTTTGAATGGAATGGCAGTGCTGTTTCAGTAAGCAACACTACAGGGCAAAGTTTTACAAACAAAACACCTGTCGTAATTACAGACTCAACTAAAGTAGTTGGCAGTGGTGATTACACACCGAAATCAAGTGTTGGATCAATAGGAGATTATGCTCTTGTTGTTCTTACAACTGTTCCAACATTATATTATAAAAACACATCAGGTAATTGGGTTGTAGTAGGAAGCGGAGATTGGAAAGCAAGCTGGCCTTCAATCACAGGAACAGAAAATGTATCTGGAGACGTATTTACAGCTAGTGATAACTTTACTGTTAATGATTCTGAAGGCGTACAAATCTTTACATTTGTATTAACTGGAGCTACTGCATCATCGTTTGTGACTGATTTTACTACAGCCGCAGCAGGAACTGGTATATCAGCAGCCGTTGTAAACAACAGAATTGAAATTTACAATGACGGTTCTGTGCATGATGCATTTCAGCTAGGTGGCACAGGTACAGTATTAACTGATGCAGGTCTTGCAGGTGCAGTAAATTATGCTGCTCCTAAGTTGCAAGCAAGTGCGCATACTAGTGTTCCTCTTTATAAAACTGGTGACGAAGGAAGACCAACTGGTAGTATATGGGTTAAAACAACTACTCCAAATGCCGGTGCAAACTGGAGTGTAAAAGTATGGAATGATGATACAGAGTTATGGGATACATCAAGTGCTCCAATTTATGGATCAAATCATGCAGCAATTTGGAGTATGGACTTGTCAGGTGCAGGTGCAAATCTTACAACTGCAAATCTTTACATTCAAACCAATACAACTGAAGCAGCAACAAACTTGGCAGATTTTACAATCTTCAAGCGTAATGCATCAGGCGCAACAACAATTACAAGTTCTACTATTACAGCAACTACATTTATAGCAGCAACGGGCAATTTTACAATCAGTGAGAGTGTAAAAGGCAGTGCAATGATGAGTGCGCCAGTCACGGTAGCATGGACACCAGCTGGTGAGATTGCTGACGCTGATGCACTAGCAGGTGCAATTAATGCAGCAGGTTTAGCTAACGTAAGTGCAAGTATTGTGTCAGGTAATAAAGTTGTTATTGAACATGCAACAGGCGGCGAAATTAGAATTGTAGATACAAATACACAATTTGTTTCAGCTTTCCCAGCATGGAATTATACTAATTCTACAGGCACTGCAAACTTGTATGACGATCCAACTGGCGCTGCAAATAGTTATGTAGCAAGTCTTTGGAAAGAACTTTCATATACAGCAAGCGACGATGCACCAACTGCACTAGCAGCAGATGGCGCACTATGGTACAGTAGCGTAATTGACGAAATTGATATTATGGTACACGATGGTACAAACTGGAAGGGTTATGTAAATGAATATGCAGACTCAGATCCAGCAGGCCCTACTGTAAGTGCTACTGAACCAGAAGTACAATCAGATGGTAGTGCATTGGTCACTGGAGATATTTGGGTAAGCACAGCTGACTTAGAAAACTTTCCAACAATTTACAAGTACAATGCTACATTAAGTAGTTGGGTAGAAATTGATAAAACTGATCAAACTACTGAAAATGGTGTAATATTTGCAGATGCACGTTATAACACAGCAGGCTCAAATAGTGGCTCAGCTGGCGATATTGCAGACTTACTAGCTAGTGATTACTTAGACCCAGATGCACCAGATCCTGCACTATATCCAAAAGGTATGTTGCTTTGGAATCTACGTAGAAGTGGATTTAATGTAAAACGTTTTGAACGCAGCTATATTGATGTAGCAGCTGAAAATACAAGAGCAGACGACGAATCAATGGCAGCGTACTATCCGCATCGTTGGGTGACTGAATCAGCTAATGAAGCAGACGGTTCGGGAAGTTTTGGACGTAAAGCACAGCGTAAAGTTGTAGTACAAAAACTACAAGCAATGCTAAACGAAAACCAAGATATTCGCGATGATGAATCACGTATCTTTAACTTGATTGCAACACCAGGTTATCCAGAACTAATTGGCGAAATGATCACACTAAACTATGACAGAGGCCTAACAGCATTTGTTATTGGTGACTCACCGATGCGTTTAACATCAGATGCAACTTCGCTTAACGAATGGGCAACCAACGTTAATACAGTTGTTGAAGATAACGATAACGGTCTTGTTAGTAGAGATGAATACTTAGGTGTTTATTATCCAAGTGGCTTTACTAGTGACAACGCAGGCAACAACATTGTTGTTCCAAGTTCGCACATGGTACTACGCACATTTGCACTTAACGACCAAGTTGCTTATCCATGGTTTGCACCAGCAGGTACAAGACGTGGCGGAGTTACAAACGCAAGTTCAACTGGTTATATCAACGGCGAAGGTGAATTTGTTGCAACAGCACTAAACGAAGGTGTAAGAGATACATTGTATGCAAACAATGTAAATCCAATTACATTCTTAACAGGTGCAGGACTTGTTGTATTTGGACAAAAAACTCGTGCAAGAAATGCAAGTGCATTGGATCGAATTAACGTTGCAAGACTTGTAGTATTCTTACGTAGTCAGTTAAACACATTAGCAAAACCATACTTGTTTGAACCAAATGATAAAATCACTCGTGATGAAATCAAACAACAAGTTGAAAGTCTAATGGTAGAACTAGTAGGACTAAGAGCACTATTTGACTTCTTGGTTGTGTGTGACGAAACAAACAACACACCGGCAAGAATCGATAGAAACGAGTTGTATGTAGATATTGCTATTGAACCAGTAAAAGCAGTAGAATTTATTTACATTCCACTACGTATTAAAAACACAGGCGAAATCGCAGGGTTATAATATCATAATGTAGGGGGTAAAATAAAAACCCCCTACAAATGATAAATACTTGTGTATTAAGGAGAAACAATAGATGGCAATCTCGACTCTATTAAATTTAACAGTTCCATTAGCAAACGACACTACTTCTAGTAGTCAAGGTTTACTTATGCCAAAACTTCAGTATCGCTTTAGAGTGACACTAGAAAACTTTGGTATTAGTGGGAACACAACAGAATTAACAAAACAAGTTATCGATGCAACTAGACCAAACATTCAGTTTGATCCTATTCAATTAGATGTCTATAACAGTAAAATTATGATGGCAGGTAAGCATACATGGCAAGCTGTCACTATTAATTTACGTGATGACATTAACGGTAATGTGCAAAAACTAGTTGGTGAACAACTACAGAAACAATTTGACTTTTTTGAACAAGCAAGTGCTGCTACCGGTCAAGACTATAAATTTACACAACGTATTGAAGTCTTAGACGGCGGCAATGGAGCAAATACTCCACAAGTACTAGAAACCTGGGAACTTTATGGTTGCTATTTGAACAGTGTTGATTACGGCAGTATGGCATATGGTACTAATGATGCAATGCAAGTTGCATTAAGTATTACATATGATAATGCAGTACAGCTCAATGTTGGAGTAGGAACACCAAACAACTTCCAAGATAGAAACAGTGAAACAGGCACAGGTGCTACAGGCGGCGCAGCTCTTTAATACTTAAATGAGATTGCATCAATGAAAAGGAGTCGAAAGGCTCCTTTTTCTTTATATACTCAGTTTAAAATAAAGATAAATACTGTATGGCAACAAATAGTTTTTACGATAACTTCAGCAGTTTAGATAGTGGCAAAGGCATAGTCGGTGATTTTGCTCATGCGTCTGCATTATATAGACGAAATAACTTTAGACTTGCACCTAAAGTTAAATTTCTTTATCATGTTGTAGTAGATGTAAACACTACGGCACTTGGCGTATTAGGCAACAGTGTTTTTAGTCTGTTAAACAAACGTGAATTTAACTTGCTTGCAAACGCAGCCGATTTACCGAGATACAGTATTCAAACTGAAACTTTAAATCAATACAATAGAAAAAAAGTAATTCAAACTCAACTTCAATATAACGAGGTTAATATCGATTTTCACGATGATAATGCAGGGCTTACTAGTTTATTATGGGAAGCGTATTACAGATATTATTATCAAGATGGCAACTATACTGATCAAGGTAGTAGACCTAGAGCATATCAAACTAAATTATATGATACAGATATAGCAAATACATACAGGCATGGCTTTAATAGAAGACGACCAACTGACATACCGTTTTTTAATAGTATTACAATTCATCAATTACATCCTCAAAATAAAGAAAGTACTTTTACAAGTTTTACACTTGTAAATCCTATTATTACAGAATGGCAACATGACAGAGTTGATCAAGCAGATGGATCTGGTGTAATGCGTAATTCAATGAGACTTGCATATGAAAGTGTGTTGTATGACAGAGAACTTACTAGTCCTGATAAAATACAAAGTTTTGGAGATATACAACACTACGATACAGTACCAAGCCCGTATAATAGTGTTAGTACAAATAGCATAGCAAAAGATTCCGATGATAATACTTTTTGGGGATCTATATTTACTGATTTACTAGTAGGTATTGTTAACCTTACCGACTTTAATTCTCAACAACGACAAAGTCAACTGCCAAATAATGTAAGACAAATTGGTCAAACAACGCTGCCTCCAGCTACAAATAGAAACTTCTTTCCAAGTTCTGTAAACCCAAACAGTGTCACAACAGCACAGCCTGTTAACACAGCATCTCAAAATTTTAATATTAGTAATCAACAGTCTTCGAGAGAAATAAACAATAATCAAAAACGTCTAGCAGACTTTGCAAAAAGTCTTACAACTACACAATTATCTACCTATACAGGAAGAAACATACAAGAATCAAAACAGTTTTATGATTCACTATCACCTAATGTAAAATTTCAGATAGAGCAGGCAGCAGCAACAGAATCTAGCACACAAGGATTTGTTAGTAGATTAAACGAAATAGGAATTTTGTAATGAGCAGTTATGCAGATGAAGAAAAATCGCAAAAGCAAGACAGTGGTAAAGAAGTTAGACAATTATTTGATAGGTATTTTACCAAGCAAATTAGTTTAACTAGTAATGAAGTTGATACTGTTGTAGGATTTTTTACAAAAAGAAAGTTTACAAAAGATGCAGCAATTGCAGTATCTACTGTAATATTACAACAAGCCAAATCAGAAAATAAAAAAGTATTTGAAATTGTTGACACACTTGAAGGATTAGATGAAGTCCAATTAAGTAGGCTAGTAAGTGCTATCCTTAATAATAACAGAAGCAGAATAAGTGCATTAGGTTATAAAAACGATTATGCAACTCAAACTACAGAGAATAGAAATGTGAGACTGTAATGGGACGCTTTGCACAGGGCAAGTTTACACTAAAAAACCCTGACAAATATATAGGTGGCCGAACTCCAACATATCGTAGTAGCTGGGAATTTGCTTTCATGCGCATGTGTGATCAAAATGATAACATATCAAAATGGGCAAGTGAATCAATAAAAATTCCGTATAGAAATCCTTTTACAGGAAAACATACAATATATGTTCCAGACTTTTTTATAGTATATAATGACCGTACTGGAAAACAACATGTAGAATTAATTGAAGTTAAGCCTGCAAATCATACTTTTAAAGAACAACTAGGTAATAGTAAACATAATAAAGCACACTACGTATTAAATCAAGCTAAGTGGGGAGCAGCAAAGCACTATTGTAAACAAAAAGGCATGGTGTTTAGAGTTGTCAACGAAGGAGATATTTTCCATCAAGGCAAACGTAGATGAAAATATACGAACAAACATTTCCTTGGAAACACTGGATAATAGATAATTTTTTAGATAAGTCTGATGTTGCAAAACTTTCATATGTTGCTCATAAACATATTCAAGAAAATAACAGTAAATTTCATTACACCGTTGATAGTTTACAAGATCCATATAAACAAGTATTATCAAGTGCTATAGAAAAAATGCCAGATGTAATTAAGAATTTAAATTATACATCGCCTAGAAAATATAAAAAAATATATGCACTTGGACATTTAGCTGTTAATCCTGCTAATTATAGTTTCCAACCTCATTGCGATGATGAAACAAAAATATGGACATTTGTGACATACATAGGACCTAACAAAAGCACAGGAACGTATGTAATGACAGATATGAATGAAAATAATAAAATAGAAATTCCTTGGATGCCAGGTCGGTGCTTAGTTTTTGCAGGAAATACTGGCGAAACATGGCACAGCTATACTAGTAGCAACGACTGGCGTGCAACTATAACCGCTTATATGAACACCAATAAAAATTGGGGTAAATAAAGTAAGCATATAATGGAAAAGTACTATGACTAAAAAACTAGAAGACATGTTAAATCTTCCTGATAATAAAGATCTTAATGAAGAAGAAAATATTGCTCCTGTTGTAGAACACGAAGACACATTTAGAGATATTGCAGAGTTTGACAAAATCTCTGATGCCTTGCCTGCTGTAAAAGGGCTAGGCGATATGGCAGACAAAGAACTCAACGAAGTTGCAAATAAAGCCATGACTGCATATGACGATTTAATGGATCTTGGTATGAACGTTGAAAGTCGCTATAGCGGTAGAGTGTTTGAAGTTGCTGGCACAATGTTAAAAACCAGTCTAGATGCTAAAGTTGCAAAACTAGACAAAAAACTTAAAATGGTAGAACTACAACTTAAAAAAGAAAAAATGGATAGAGACAGCGGACCAGGCGGAGATGGCGACATTGTAAACGGCGAAGGTTATGTTGTGTCTGATAGAAATAGTTTATTAGAGCGCCTAAAAGGCATAGATAAAGATAAATAGTAATATAATTTAGGATACGTCGATGAAAAATTTTGCTGATTATTTAACAGAATCAAAAAGAACATATGAATTTAAAATTGGCATCGCAGGTGATCAGCCTGATGGATGCGAAGATATAATTGAAACAGGATTATCAAAGTTTGGTATTTCCAAAATGTCAACCGGTAAAAAAACACCAATTCAGGAACGTCCTTTAGATTTTCCGCAATTAGAAAATACAGAAGTTTATTACTACGAAGTAGAACTTACTTACCCTACAACTGTACAAGTTTTACAAGAATACTTAGGCAGTGTATGCGGTATTCCTCAAAGTCATATTATTGTACGTAATCCAAATGAGCCACAAGAATTATATCAGCAAGAAGACTCCAGTGAAGAATATGTATCCAAACTAACACAGGAAGATTTAGGCGGCGAGTCAGCACAAGAAGACGCAGGACCAGATCGTGTTATGAACTTGTTGAAAGAATTAGAAACAGCACGTAAAGACCGAGGCAACGATTATGTAGGCGAAACACCTTCAGGTGAAAGTAAAGATATCGGCGATACTGAAAATACAAAAAGCCCTATAGGAGCCTAACATGAAAATATCTGAAGTAAAAGTTATTAAAGAAGCAGCACCAACTAGATTTATTCCAACACACTACGGTGGACCAGGAGGCATGAATAATGTCATGCTACACACAGATGGTAATCTTTATTTTCAAAAACAAAGAGAAGATGGCGCCGGAAGAGAAATAGTAAGATGGAACGGCAACCCAACAGGTGAAGGATTTTTTGGTAAATGGAACCCTGCAACTATTAAAGGTACAATAGTTGACGGACAGCGAGTTCCGTATCCAGCAGGAACAAACTTTAGTAATGCACCAAGAGCAGCAGCACCAGCAGCAGCACCAGCGGCAGCACAGCCAACAGCAGCAAATCCTACACCAAATACTAATATTACAGGTACAACAACAACACCTAATGGTAATTTACGTAATGGTAGCAGAGGACCAGATGTAAAAAGTATTCAGCAATCATTAGGCATGGCAAGAGATGAACAAGATGGCATATTTGGTCCAAAAACAGAAGCAGCAGTCAGAGCATTTCAACAAGAAGCTGGAATTCAAGTTGACGGTGTAGTTGGCCCAGAAACTAGAGCAGCATTAATGGATAGACTTTCATCGCAAACTTCTCCAGCACCAGAGCCAGAAGCAGCACCTGATCCTGACACAGCACCTGAACCGCCAAGAACCGCAGATGCAGATGAGACTCCTCCACCAGAAGCAGATTTTGGTGCTGGCGCAGAACCAACAAGCAGACTAGATACCAAAGGTGAAACACCAACAGCAGAACCTGAAGAACCTACAGAACCTGCTCCAAGTGGACGTGTGGCAGCAGACACTATTAGAGATAGGTTGTCTCCAGGAGCTCAAGAAAAATTTGATGATCAAATAGAAGAATTTGATGGCGACCTTTTTAGAATGTTAGTTGATGCAAAAAATCAAGCAGATGACTTTTGGCAAAGAGGTGAGTGGAGAGATTTTTACGAAGAAGTATTTGGTATTACAGTAAGTGGCGGCAGAGTAACAGACAATCCACGTGCAGGTATAATTGATATTAATTCAATTCCTCGAATGCCTAGAGGCAGAGGAGCAGCCAATGCAGATACCGGAGCATTGCTTTCAAGAATAAAATACAAAACAATTGACGATATGGAAGAGTCAAGGATATTAGATCTAGCAGGAGTAAATATGAAAAAGAAACTAGACGAAGCAAGCATCAACATTAACGGTGCAGATGCAAGCGAAGTAGCAGAAATACTCCGCATGATGCAATTAGCAGGTGCAGATGGTGCCAAAATGGTAGAGCCGGATGATATTAATCCTGGTCCTAAGCCTTGTCCAATTTGCGGTAAAATGCATGGACCAAGTCAGCCAATGGGAGGCTGTGGTAGTAAACCAAGCGAACCAGAAATGGGCGATATGATTCGTTTAATGGCACCTGAAGAAGAAATGGCACAAGAAGACATAGACGGAAACTTTGCCGATGCAACTACAGAACCAGATGACGAATACATGAGATCAAATGCAGGTGATGTTAGTGATGCAATACCAGCAGGAAACGACTTGCATAAAGAAAAAGGATCGTATCCGGCAACAGCAGGCGGTGATAACCCTATGAACACTGAAGGTGAAGATTTAGAAGAAACAATCAAATCACAATTGCTTGCAGCATTAGCTAAAAGAAAACAGTAATACATCCCCCCAACTCAATAGCGTCTTCGGGCGCTATTTTTTTGGTTAAATACAATATGGCAGCATCATTAGACGGCGTCTTAATCAAAAAGGCGAATAGAAAAGAAACATTTACAGAAGAACAAATAGCAGACCTTTTGGCCTGCATGGATCCGGATACAGGATACTTACATTTTTCTCGTAAGTTTGCTTATATACAACACCCAACTAAAGGCAAACTACTGTTTGATCCTTATGAATATCAGCTAGGGTTAATGGATAGTTATCATAGTTTTAGATTCAACATTAATATGATGCCTAGACAAACAGGTAAGACTACATGTGCAGCAATCTATCTAGCATGGTTTGCAATGTTTAATCCAGATCAAACTATTCTTATTGCTGCACACAAATACACAGGTGCGCAGGAGATTATGTCACGCATACGCTTTGTGTACGAAACTTGTCCAGATCATATTAGAGCAGGTGTCACAAGTTATAACAAAGGCAGTATTGAGTTTGAAAATGGAAGTCGTATTGTAAGTCAAACAACAACAGGCAACACAGGACGTGGTATGAGTATTTCGCTATTATACTGTGACGAGTTTGCATTTGTTATGCCTAACATTGCAGAAGAATTTTGGACTAGTATTTCGCCTACACTAGCAACTGGTGGTCGTGCTATTATTACTAGTACACCTAACAGTGACGAAGATACATTTGCTACTATTTGGAAACAAGCAGAACAAAAGTTTGACGAACATGGTGAAGAACAAGATGTAGGCATAAACGGATTTCATAGTTTTATTGCAGAATGGCACGAGCACCCAGACAGAGACGAAGCGTGGAAAAAAGAAGAAATTGGCCGGATTGGTGAAGAAAAATTCCGTCGAGAATATGGTTGTGAATTCTTAGTATTTGACGAAACACTAATCAATAGTATTAAACTTGCATCTATGGAAGGCAAGGATCCTATTATAAGAATGGGACAAGTGCGTTGGTATAAAAAACCTGATGCAAAAAAATCATATGTAATAGGATTGGATCCTAGTATGGGCACTGGCGGAGATTATGCAGCAATACAAATTATAGAATTGCCCACATACGAACAAGTTGGAGAATGGCAGCATAATACAACTGCAATACCAGGACAAGTTAGAGTACTTGCAGATGTATGCAAGTATCTTGCAGATGAAATGAAAACGTCTAGCAACATATATTGGAGTGTTGAAAACAACGGTATTGGCGAAGCAGCCTTATTAGTAATCAATGATTTTGGAGAGGAAAATATTCCAGGATTGTTTATAAGTGAACCTATACGAAAAGGTCACGTAAGAAAATTTAGAAAAGGCTTTAATACAACGCACAGTAGTAAAACAACTGCATGTGCAAGACTAAAAACAATGGTCGAAAATGATAAACTTACTGTACGCAGCAAAGCACTACTTAGTGAGTTAAAAGCATACATTGCATCAGGTAGTAGTTTTCAAGCAAAACCCGGACACCACGATGATTTAGTTAGTAGTCTTTTACTTACACTTAGAGTAATGACAGTAATGAAGGATTGGGATCCAGCAGTGTATAATACCTTTAGTCAAATTGAGCATGAAGAAGATTACGAAATGCCAATGCCGATCTTTGTTAGTAGCAGTTATTGATAAATAGTATACAATGAGAAATTTAAACGTAGTAGCAGAACAACTTTTTAATGAAATTAGAGGACGCTTTCCTAGTGTCACTATCGGTGACGGCGACGGTAATGTCACAAATGAGCCAGCTATGGCCCGTTTTTATGAATTTGATTTCAAAAGTTTAGGAAATACATTAGGTAAAATTAGTGTCACATTAGATGAAAAGTCTGGTGTCACAATTATGTATAATAAAGATTTTACCGAAGAAGTAGGTTATACAGAACAAGAAGAATGGTACAATTTTTTAAAAGGTGTACGAGTATTTGCAAAAAAGCGTTTACTAAATTTTGAAGTTAGAGATATTAATAAGAGTAACTTTACTCAAAGAGATTATAGCTATATGGCAACAAATCGCGGAGAAACAAAAATGAATGAATCAGCATTACGTGGAACTAATAAAACAAGTTATCAACGTATTGGTAATGCTAAATTAAGTATTAGGCATACGGGTAATATAGAAGAAGGCGAAAGCAGAACTAAAAAAATTGGATCTCTTTTTGTAGAAAATACATTAGGTGAAAAATTTAAATATCCTTTCAAACATCTTGCAGGTGCAAGAGCAATGGCTGTTCATGTTAGTGAAGGCGGGCATCCGTTTGATGACTTTGGCAAACATATTACAAGCATGAGTGAAGAACTTTCAAATCTCCGCAAGTTCAAAACATACATGGGTCGTAGTAGTGTAATGGCAGAAAGTTTATCTGAGCATATGGAAACTGTAAATGAACGAATTGCAACTGTACGTAAAACTGTTCAAAGTCTCCAAAAGCCATCAAATTACACAAAAGCATTTGAAAATTTTGAACCAATTGAAAAAACAGTTGTGCCAGAGGATATTGCAGATAGTTGGATTGATCAATTAACAGTAAAACA